GGTTAGAAAGTACCAAAAAGCTATTAAAAGAAGCAGAATCAGTATTATTGTCTGTACAAAACAGGGATTCTAATACGGGGATTCTCGTTTCACAAACTGACATCACAAAAAGTGATATGGGGATTCCCGTTTCACAAACTGACATCACAAAAAGTGATCTGGGGATTCCCGTTTCACAAACTGACATCACAAAAAGTGATCTGGGGATTCCCGTTTCACAAACTGACATCACAAAAAGTGATCTGGGGATTCCCGTTTCACAAACTGACATCACAAAAAGTGATACTGGAATCCCAGTATCACTTTCTCATATTAATCTGATTGATGTCAAGAAAGGAAATAGCTCTACATATGAACAAGGTTCTTGGATACATCCAGACCTTGCAATTCAATTAGCCCAATGGATTTCACCTTCATTTGCATTGCAAGTCAGCTCGTGGATTCGAACATTACTTACTAATGGTCATGTTGAGATTAACAAGAAAATTACACAAGAAATGCTTGTAAAAGACCAAAGAATTAAATTATTGGAAGATACTTGTTTGAAAAAACATAAACGTAATACTTGTGATGCTAAAAATGTAATATACATTATTACCACAGAAGATAACAAAAAACGCAGAATATATAAGATTGGTAAAACATCAGCTTTGAAATCTCGATTAAGTCAATATAATACTTGTATGGAACATGAAGTCGTGTACCATAAATCGTGTAAGAATGAAATTGATATGAATCTTATTGAGAGTATGGTTTTCAATAAATTAAATAAATTTAGAGAATTACCAAATAGAGAACGATTCATATTACCAGAAGATCAGGAAATCACTTTTTTTATTGGTGTCATAGACAATTGTATCAATTTTTTTCAATAATTATTAATTTGTGTGAAAATAGAAGAATATATAAATCGAAAAACCAATCATTAGAAGAAAAAGAATCTACCGATAAGGGATAAATTGAGAACTTCCAGGAAATACTTGTATTTATATATAGATTATTTCTTGGGAAATTTCCCTCATATTTTAACTAGTTTATTTTCAAAAGTTATCAATTATCGGATAATAGAAAAAGAATCTAACGATAAGGGATAAATTGAGAACTTCCTGGAAATACTTGTATTTATATATAGATCTTTTTCTCAAGAATTTTATTCCATATTTTAACTAGTGTATTTTCAAAAGTTATCAATTATCGGATAATAGAAAAAGAATCTAACGATAAGGGATAAATTGAGAACTTCCAGGAAATACTTGTATTTATATATAGGTTTTTTTTCAAGATATTTATTTCATATTTTAACTATTTTATTTTCAAAAGTTATCAATTATCAGATAATAGAAAAAGAATCTACCGATAAGGGATAAATTGAGAACTTCCAGGAAATACTTGTATTTATGTATAGATTTTTTCTCAAGATTTTTATTTCATATTTTAACTAGTTTATTTTTAGAAGTTATCAATTATCAGATAATAGAAAAAGGATCTACCGATAAGGGATAAATTGAGAACTTCCTGGAAATACTTGTATTTATATATAGGTTTTTTTTTCAAGATATTTATTTCATATTTTAACTAGTTTATTTTCAAAAGTTATCAATTATCAGATAATAGAAAAAGAATCTACCGATAAGGGATAAATTGAGAGTTTCTTAGAAAAACCTCTATAGATTATTTCTTGGGAAATTTTATTCCATATTTTAACTAGTTTATTTTCAAAAGTTATCAATTATCAGATAATAGAAAAAGAATCTACCGATAAGGGATAAATTGAGAACTTCCAGGAAATACTTGTATAGAGACATAATAATATATATTTTACCACTATGCTAACAAATTCCAAAAGATTTGAATGTGTTAATTGTAAATATTCCATAAATTTATTTATAGGATTCTAATTCCAGTTTTATGAGAATTGTAATAAACCATTTATCAGGTAATTGGAGAGAAATTTACAGCACACGAGGTATAATGTTAATAAATGAATATAAAGATAAATCATTTTACTCATTAAATGACACTTCCTGAAATATCTCAAGAACAAAATGATGTAATAAAAGAACTTTACAGTAATAATGTTATTGTAGATAGTGTTGCAGGCAGTGGTAAAACAACGTGCAATTTACATGTAGCAAAACATTTTCCTAATCTCAATATATTATTATTGACATATAATGCGAAATTAAAATTAGAGACGAGAGAAAAGGTTAAAGAAAACCAAATAGACAATTTAGAAACCCAAAGTTATCATTCATTTTGTGTAAGACATTATGATAAGAAATCATATAAAGATGAAAATATAAGAATGATTTTAGACATAAAGAAATCACCAATAATGACATTTGATTATGATATCATAATTGTGGATGAAGCGCAAGATGTAAGTCCATTATATTTTGAACTTATATACAAGATATATAACGATAATAAAAAGAAAGCAAAAATTTGTATAATGGGAGATCAAAATCAAAGTATTTTTGACTTTAATTTTGCTGATGAAAGATTCATAGTATTTGCAGATAAAATATTCGATTTTAATAATTTGTTATGGAAAAGTTGTAAACTTTCAAGGAGTTTTCGTATAACTTATGAAATGTCTTTATTCATAAATAATTGTATGTTTAATAATGATAGAATAAAATCTATGAAAGTCAGTGGTAATAGACCAAGATATATGATTATTGATCCTTATGGAGATGAATCATTTAATGAAGTAAAATATTATTTGAATTTAGGTTATTTACCTGAGGAAATATTCATTCTTGCTCCGTCAGTAAAAAGTAGCAATTCACCAATTTCCATTTTAGAAAATAAAATAAAACTTGAAATGAAAGATGTTCAAATTTATGTTCCGGTGAGTGATGAAGAAAAATTAGATGAAGAAATATTAAAAGGAAAATTAGTATTTTCTACATTTCACCAAACAAAAGGATTGGAAAGAAAAGTGATAATTGTATTTGGATTTGATAATTCATATTTCAAGTTTTATAAAAAGCATAGGAATACATCTTTTTGTCCCAATGAATTGTATGTTGCTGTGACAAGAGGTTCTGAAAAAATATCATTATTCCATAGTGCAGATTATTTACCTTTTTTAAATAAAGAAAAATTAGAAGAATTTTGTGACGTGTTTTATTACAAAGAAATAGATATAAAAATAAATAGCATCAAACCATTAGGTACATCACCAACTGATTTGATAAAACATTTACCATATAACATAATAAATGAATGTTTTTCATTATTAAATGTAGAAGTGATAAATACAAAAAAAGAGATAATTGACATACCATTAAAAACAATACAAGATAATGGATGCGAAAGTGTTTGTGAATTAACAGGAATTGCAATACCAAGTTATGTTGAATTACGAATGATGGGACATATAAATATATACAACCGTTTGATGAAAAATGATTTCAAAACAAAAATAAAAAATATAAAAACTAAATATGATTTGGAATTAATAGATATAAAAAATATAACATCAAAAGAATTGTTGTATATTTCAAATTGTTGGAATACAAATACGAATGATTTTTTATTTAAATTATTTCAAATTCAAGAATATGATTGGTTATCTCAAGAAAATATGATAAGATGCGCGGATAGGTTAGAAAATACACTGAACATGTCCAAAGATGCGATATTTGAGAAAGAAATTAAATGTACTTTAAAACCAAATTTTTTAAATAATTATGTAGATATAACTGGATATATGGATTGTGTTGATGATGATAATGTATATGAATTTAAATGTGTTCAAATGTTAAGTAAAGAGCATCATTTACAATTAGCAATATACATGTTTATGAATGAAAGAGAAAAAAATCAATCATTAGAAGATATTAAAATTGAAATCAAAATAGAAGAAAAATTACTTGAATTAATAAGTCCTGCCTGTGTTTTTTATAAAGAAAAAATGTTAAAACTTGAATCATTATATGAGAAAAGAAATAGAATTAAAATTTCAAATTATTTCTTGTATAATATAATTACTGATGAATTAATAAAAATCAGTTGCGAAATGACTTCATTGATAAAAATGATGGATATATTAATATATAAAAAGTATTTACCTTCAAAACCGTTAGCAGATGTCGATTTTATATCGGAAATGAATGAGATTAAAAAAAAATATTACCGTTAAATGATATAAAGAATAAATCATAATTTAATATAAATGTATGCAGATACTTTAAAAAGATTTGGTTGTATTGACTGTGGATATTTTACTGATGTGAATGGAAATTTAAATAGACATAAGCAAACAAAAGCTCATATTGAGAAAATGATACCAAAAACTCTTGATGAAAATTGTAAATTTCAATGTGTAGTATGTTTCAAGAAATATCTAGCACAATCATCATTATGGAGTCATAATCGTATTTGTAAGCCTGATACAAAAACAATAGTAATAAGAAAATCAAAAAATAAGATGGATCAATTACAGGAACAAATGGTTGAAATGAAAACCATGATTGAAAATTTAACGAAAAACCAGCAACCAAATATAACAAATAATAATAATATAAATATAACAAATAATATTCAAGTATTTTTAGACGAAAAATGTCAAAATGCGATGAATATGAATGATTTTTTAAATGGAATAGAATTCACGGCTGAAAATTTCACAAAATCAAATCTATTAATTGCGGATGCGTTAAAACATACAATGCAAATATTTGAAAAAAGAATGAGTGAAATGACATTATATGAACGTCCAATGCATAATTTTACGGGAGAAGATAAGCATCAATTGATAGCCCATTATAAACATAATAATGTATGGAAACAACAAAGTGAAATAGACATTCTTGATGAAATTTATCGGGACTTCGATGGAAAAGAACCGACGGATTCATTTGTACATTATTTAGCTCAATTTCATAAGGGAAGGTTGAGTTATTTTGATGAAAATTATGAGAAAAAGAATTATTTAGGTGTCAATCTAAGATATACGACCTATCCTGAACAACAAATAGACTTGGCAAGAGGATTACTTGGAATGGCAAAGATAGATTTATTAAATAACGAGGATATGATATAAAGAATTATGTCTCCCTATAAAATATGGTAAATTTCAGTTTTGATGATATATTTTGAATTACATTACAAAAAAAATGTGGATTAATTAAACTACATGATATTTAATTAATCTTCTTTTATGAATCCAGGAACATTTTTTTATTTGAAATAAATTATTCAATGGATAATCATGTTAAATAATCAAGCTTTGTAATGATAATATTATTTTCATTTTGAATTCTTTTTTTTGGCATTCTATGCTGATAACCTTCAACACGTTCTTTTAGAATAATATCCCAAGTATTTTCAATATGTGGTAGCATAGCATTGAACCATAATTTATTTCTTGGTATTAAAATACACGATATTTCATCTAAATACCAATATAGGGTATCAAATAAATGATGAGTATCTTTCAATTCATTTTTCGTTTGATTAATCCAAATATCAATATTGTCAGTTTCAATATCAATAGGCATATATTTATAGAAGGGCTTAGAACCTATAGAAGTTTTACAAAGGAAATAAAGAATAATTCCCTTGTATTTGATTGAATCAGAGATAAAATCATCCCTACAATCATATTCTTTTATCCTGGTTTCAATAAAATCACATTCATCAAGATCACATACTTCCATTTGAATTTGCATTTGTATCCAATAGGGTTCTAATGGGATTCCAGTAATTTCTCTATTGACAATATTTTTGACTTCAATCATTCGGCAAAATCTTTGATTTGTTACATCAACATTAATTCCATCAGGAGATGCACCTAAGCAATGTACATTTGGATGTTTAATACATCCAAAATCCTCAATTTTAGTGGAATATAAATGTTCATAAATTAAAATTGAAACTGGTTCATACTTGACACCCCAATGTAGTGGTGATGATGTATTGACATTGATATCATTATTATTTTCTTCAATAATTAAGGGTTTACATTTTTCATAAATTAAACTATTTTTTTTTGCGGTAGAACCGAGGATTTTTCCTATATTACTTGCGGTTAATAATCTATGTCTGTAATCATACCAATCATTTGTTCTCTGTTGTGGTTGATATGAATTTCGAATAATTGATAATTTATCTTTCAACATGTCAAAATCAATATTTTTATTAAGTATAATAGAATCTTTATAGGAACGAGGAATAAGAACAATCATTTCCAAGTATATGTCTATTCGAATTTGTATAAAATTAACCAATTCATCATAAGAATTTGTATATTCAGTTGCATCATTTGTCATTGAACAAGCATCATATAAGATGTCTGTTATTACTGGAATAAGTGCTTTGTAAAATAAAGGATTTGAAATTTCTAATATATTGGATTCTAAGTAATTGTCCATATAATGATAAACCTCATCTTCCATAAGCAATAAATCTTCTTCTTCTAAATTATCAATAAAATTAGATTCCATTTCTTCTTCTTCCTCTTCTTTTAAATTAGATTCAATTTCTTTTTCGATTAAATTAGATTCCATTTCTTTTTATATATAGTGTATATATTAAATTTTTAAATCAATTTTTATTCTTTATGCTTTTCTGTATTTCTTTTTGGAGTCAAGTATTTCAATGTAGAAATTCTTTTTGTATCTAAATTTTTTAAAGAGAATGAACGATTAATTGTGTTATAATGTAACGATGGTATTTCAATAATTTCATAAGTTTTTTTATCATATACTAAGTCTTTTTTTTTCTGTAATTTTTTGTCATTTAGACAATTATTGAAGAAATTGATTAATGAATCAACATTAATATCAACAATTTGATTTGTTGAAATATATTTTTCAGCAAATAATGTCAATTTTTGCATTTTAAAAGTCTTATCTAATTTGTTCCATGTTTCAGTTTTATTATTTATTTTTTCATTTTCTAGAATGGCATCTATGTTGAGAGTTAGTAAATCATCTGATTTATGAGTATGTTGAGGATAGATTCTATGTGATGACTTTGATTTCACAATTTTAATTGGAATAGTTTGTGGTGGATTTATTAATGCAAACATTATATTAAAATAACAATGTTTGTTTTTATATTGTTTTACTATAATAAAAAAGATAATAACACATCCTGAAAACAATGAAAAAGAAAGAAGAAGAACAATGTATTATGAAAGATATTTAATGACGAAACGATTAATAATAAAAAAAATATTGTAATATTGTATATATGTTGATAGTTTTAATAGTGTTATTATACGTAATTTTTGGTTTTATAGTCATGATGAAATATTCAAACATAAATGAAACAAATTCAGTGATACCTTTAAATATATTTCAAACTTGGCATACAAAAGCATTACCAATAAAAATGCAAGAATGTGTTGATTCTTTGAAGGCTTCTAATCCTGAATTTAAACATTATTTATTTAATGATGAAGAATGTCGGAATTTCATGAAAGAAAATTTTGATGGAGATATTTTACAGGCGTATGATACTTTAGTACCAGGTGCATTTAAAGCGGATTTATGGCGATATTGTATTTTATATAAATTGGGAGGAATATATTTAGATATAAAATATAAATGTGTGAATGGATTCAAATTTATAACACTAACAGATGACGAGTATTTTGTAAAAGATCGTTATGATTTATTTAATGACATTGGAGTATATAATGCATTAATGATTTGTAAGCCAGGAAATGAAATATTACGAAAATGTATAAATAAAGTAGTAGAAAATGTCAATAATCGTTTTTATGGAACTTCAGCATTAGGAGTAACTGGTCCATTGATGATGATTGAATTTTTTAATCCGAAACAAAGAAAACAATTAGAACTTTTATATCATTATGATAAAGATGGATATTATTATATAGTATATAAAAATAAAATAATATTACAACTCTATACAGAATATAGAAAAGAGCAATTTAAATTTCAATCAGTAAGACATTATTCAGTATTATGGGATGAGAAAAGTATCTATAAAAATATATAATGATATAGAAAAAAAAATGTATAATAATTAATGGAATCATCATTAAAAAATAAATTAGATTATTTTTTGAAAATAGACAAAATACCAAATATAATTTTTCATGGACCATCTGGATGTGGAAAGAGAACAATTGTTAATGATTTTCTAATGAATATTTACGGTAGAGATAAGATAAAATTAAAAGCAAATGTGATGATGGTAAATTGTTCTCATGGTAAAGGAATAAAGTTTATACGTGAAGAATTGAAATTTTTCGCTAAAACCAATATACAATCAAATAAAAATGTATTATTTAAGTCAATTATTTTATTAAATGCTGATAGTTTAACAATAGATGCTCAGTCAGCATTGAGAAGATGTATAGAGGTATTTTGTCATAATACACGTTTTTTTATCATAGTTGATAATAAACACAAGTTATTATATCCAATTTTGTCACGTTTCTGTGAAATATACGTACCAGAAGAATATAAGAATGGAGAATCTATAAATTTACATCAAAGTGAAATAGAAAAACATTATGATATATATGATAATAAAATAGAAATATTAAGAACAATATTACATAAATTTCAAGAAGAAAAATGTTATGACCTACCCAATTTAATAAATTTTTCAAATAATCTTTATGAAAAGGGATTTGCAGTGAAATCAATAATGGACAATATTAATGAATTTGTTTTAGATATAAAAATTGATAAAACGCTATTGATTTTATGTTATCATAAATTGAAGGTAGATTTCCGTTGTGAAAAAATGTTATTTTTCTTTATTTTAAAAATGATTTTTTTAAGTTCAAATGATGATATAAAAAATATGTTGTTAAAATAATATGGATGATTTTGTTATATCGAATTTACAAGAATCTAAGAACGAATGGTGTAGTCGTTTAGTAAGTATTTTCTCGCCATTAATTATTGAAGGTATAAAATCAATTTTCAACGAATCATTGAAAATGTGTATTGATAATGATGAACCAAGTAAATATTTGATGACTTTTCAAAATTTATTGGAAAGAGTCCCAAAATGGAATTTAGTAATAGTTGAAGGTGAAAGAAAGCGTATTGTTGAAAGAAGTGGATGCAACTATTTAGAAGATTTAATCAGTTGTGTTCATATAATACAATTAAAAGTATTAACTTGTATTCGTGTTGGTAATAAACAAAAACAGATCGATATATCTATACCAAAATTGGATAATTTTATACATAAAGTTTATATTCACGTTGCCAGAAAAGTGTACATGAACGTGTATCTTTTTGATAAACAAGTAACTCCTTTACAAAGTCAAAAAAATGGTAGAGAATTAGAAATAATTGTTCAGGAATGTATACTTACAACGATACGTGAAAGTATTCCTACCGAAGATATTATACGAGCATATATGGATGAATCAGTAGAACATGAAGAAGAAATAACAATAGAAAAAATAAATGATGTTGAAGAATCTCCTGAAATTGATGAAAAATCTTCTGAAATCAATGAAGAACCTGTAAAAAATCCCGAAATTATACCCGTAGCGCCCGTAGAAGTGGGTATAAAAGATATAGATAAAGAAGAAATAACAACACGTTTAAAATTTAATGATTATGATAGTGTTTTAGATGAAATAAATGGAGTAGAATCAATTAGCGCACCAAAATCAATTGAAAGATTAGAGGAAATTAGTGTTTCGAATGCATTACAAAGAAAATTAGAAGCAGAAATGGAAGATGATGAAGATAAGATAAAGATTAGTGAAGATTCTGTGGATTTAGGAATTTTGGATTTTTTAGATATTGATAAAGGCGACGACTTATCAAAAGATGTGGATATACCATTATTGGACGTAGAAGAATTAGTTTAATATAATGATATAATATTATTTAAATAGTATAATGAAATATTTAATTATTATACCATTGATTGCAACAGTATTATTTTGTTTGATTAAATATTTTGAAAAACAATTCAGTAGAAATGAAGAACAACGTGAGACTTATGCATTGAAATATGTTTTTCGAGATGCAATTTTAATATTTTGTGTGACGTTAATTTCAAATTTTATATATGAAAATATTCATAGTAATTTAGATACTTTATTTAATGTCATTACTGAAACAAAAACGTTACCATTTGCTGGTAATACCGAGATATTTACAGATACACCTAACTTTTAGACAAACGATTTAAGTATATCAATATCAAAATAAGATATTGTTTTATTGATGGTTTTAATTGCTTTTTTGTTATTGACAATAAATTGATTAAAATAAGGATCTTCTAATTGTTGTTGAGGAGTATGTTTATGTACGGTACGTGAAATCATTTTATATAATTTGAATCCAGGATATCTTTCATTACCATTTGTTTTATATAATATGCTTTTACCATTATCATCCATCGTCCATCTTTTAATGACATTTTGTAATTTATCGAGATTTTGAAGATCACATTCGTCATCAATGATAAAATCATAAATACTACAACCAAGACGAGATAAATCAAAACTATAATTTGGATCTAATTGAGGTTTTTTTTCATTAAAGAAAGGAGGACAATTATATTGAGTTGAACCGTCTCCCCCATCAGCAAAACTATCACTACAAAATTGCTTTCCTTGATATTTGTATATGCTTCTTCCAAAATCAATGATTTTAAATATTTTTCCATAGGTTGGTACCTTATAATATTTATCATCAAATTTGTAGTACAAAAATGTTTTGGTTGTTGATATGTACATGATATTATTTGTATGAAGATCATTATGAGTAAAGTCAAAGGACTTTTGATAAACTAAAAGAATCATAATAATTTGAAATAAAACTGATGCCCCATTATTTTCATTAATTAAACCTTGTTCAAATAATTCATCAAGAGTTCCTTGACATTTTTCTAAACAAATCATTTGTATTGGAAAATCGTTTATATATGCGATTGTATCTAAGGAATATTCGCCTTCAGAACCCGAGTCAGAACCTGAGACAGAACCTGAGTCAGAATCCGAGCCAGAACCCGAGTCAGAACCAGAGTCAGATGTTTCAGAATCAGAATCAGAATCAGAATCAGAATCAGAAGAAGAATTCTTGATTGTTCCTTGATATATTTCTACAATTTCCTCTGTTGGTGATATAGATTCATTATCATCTTGAATAATAATAGTATCCTCTAAAATTACATCTTTGTTGAATATTAGTTTGTCTTTATTTTTTCTGGATTCTGTATTATTAGAACCCATATTTTGGTCATCATAGTTCTCTAATGTCATTATTTTACCTATATTATCAAGAAAATATTTTGAACCGACAAGATATTCTAAATCATCTTCTATATTCATCTTGAATTTATTTTGAATACCGAGAAATGAGCCATAGTAATCGATTCCGTGAGAAAAATTGTGATTATTAAGTAATGTACTACTTAAAAAATAAAAAAAATTATCTACATATGAAGCATTTGAATGTGTCAACAATTTGGGATGACAATCATCTTTTGTAGATGAAAGTTTAGGTAACCCTCTTAATTTTTCATCTGTATCTTTATATTTTCCAATCATGTAACGGATCGGATCAAGTAATGGAGAGAATTTTATAAAAATATTTTTATTCATAACTTCTTTAGTATTCATATCAATGACTTGATTAACATTTATTATATGATTTTTATGATTTAATGAGATTGAGTTGTAGTTATTTTCATTTAAATCAAAAAAACGAGAATATATAGGATTATATTGTTGTAATTTAGTTATATTATACTCAGAATTATTTGATAAATTTCCTAAATCAATGATTTTCCGTTTATGATAATTCAATGACATATCCGTGTTTATAATTAGATAGCACGATAAAATTCTAAAGGGATGAACGAGAATATTTAAACTACTCGTTATAATTTAGTGAAATATATATATCATAATAGAATATAATGACTTTGGATTTAAAGAAATTTGATATGCGTTCTATTACATTTAGACCAGATGAAAATAAAGGACCTGTCATTGTAATGATTGGAAGAAGGGATACGGGTAAAAGTGTATTAGTGCGGGATCTTTTATACTTTCATCAAGATATTCCTATTGGAACTGTTATATCGGGTACTGAAGCGGGAAATGGATTTTATGGAAAGTTGGTACCAAAACTATTCATTCACGAAGAATATAATAGTGTAATTATTGAAAATATTTTACGAAGACAAAGAGCAGTATTGAAACAGGTTGATAAAGAGATTATAACATATAAAAAATCATCAATAGACCCAAGAACATTTGTTATATTAGATGATTGTCTTTATGATGATAAATGGACTCGTGATAAATTAATGCGATTATTATTTATGAATGGTCGGCATTGGAAGGTAATGTTAGTAATAACAATGCAATATCCACTTGGAATTCCTCCAAATCTTCGAACTAATATAGATTATGTTTTTATATTAAGAGAAAATATTGGTGGTAATAGAAAGCGTATTTATACGAATTATGCTTCAATGTTTCCAACATTTGAGGCGTTTTGTTCTGTACTAGATAATTGTACAGAAAATTACGAATGTCTCGTAATTAATAACAATTCAAAATCAAATAAATTACAAGATCAAATATTTTGGTATCGTGCAGAAAAACGTGGTGATTTCAAAATGGGAGCAAAGGAATTTTGGGATTTATCAAAAGATTTAGGGTCAGATGATGAAGAAGAATATGATGCAAATAAGAATAAGAAAAAAGGGTCACAAATAATTGTAAAAAAAAAACAGCATTAGAAAATAAATTAAGACTTTTTTAAGATATTTTTTTTTATTTTGGTTTTTTATCTTAATTAAATAATAATATATATTTTTCATAATATGTATCATCTCCCATTTCTAAATATCTGACAGTCAGTTATTTTTTCTCTTTTTTTTTGTATTTGGTTGTGACTTCTTTATATTATTATTAAATAGTGACCTTTTTCTTTTTTTAGTTCGTTTTATTTGGAAAGGTTCTCGGGATTTAGGTTTTGTAAAGATACTTTTTTTTTTAGGTTTTATACGATGTTTGAGTAATGATGGAGAACGTGCTGGTGATGGGAAACGTGCTGGTGATGGAGAACGTGCTGGTGATGGAAAACGTGCTGGTGATGGAAAACGTGCTGGTGATGGAGAACGTGGCGGTAATAACTGTAATGGAGAACGTGCTGGTAATGGAGAACGTGGCGGTAATAACTGTAATGGAGAACGTGCCGGTAATGGAGAATTTTTATTACATGATTCATAAATAATATCGACTACTTTATTGAATGTAATTAAAGCTACTGAACCTGCTGTTCCTATAGATGTTATTATGGTGAAACCTTTACCACATATCTTTAAAAAATCATTGATTGTATTATTATTACTATTTACAATTTTTTCTACTATCATTTGTCTTATCTCGTCCATTTTTCTAATTTTTAACTCACAGAGTCTAAAATGATTCTTATCAGTTGGAAGACCTCTTTGTCCATCTGATCTAAATCTATATGCACCATCACAATTAAGTACATCTGCTACTGCATCTGCTACAATTGGTGCATAAACTGTAAAATTTTGTTTGAAACAACTCCATGTAGTTATACCAGCTGCAGCAATAACACCACATAAAATAATTCTGATAGAGAATTTTGAAATATCTTTACATGATAATTCTCCTCCATTCATTGTATCATATTCAAAATTTATTTTATTTTGAATGATAATAATTTTTTTGTATACTTCATTCTGAAAATCTAACTTATCCTTTTCATTTTTAATGATTATGCATGAATGAGAACTCATATAAAATATGATGAGATTATTTTTTTTCACATAAACCCGTCTTTTTATTTCTACGAGTACCATTTTCACATTTTTTTGGCTTAATGTTGTCTTTTTTTTCATTTATTTTTTTTTCTGTTTTTGATTTTACATTTTGTTTAATCTTTGATTTTTTTTCTTTTTCATTTTTTGCATGATCTTCTTGAATAGTATCCAAAATATTCAAATCTTTCAAATCTGATTTTTTCATTTCGGGAGGAATTGACAATTTTATTTGTGGTACTTCTATTTCATCGAATTTTTTTTGGTCTTTATGAATGGAATAATATATAATATCAACAAAACCATCTAATTCAAGTGGGGCACTTATTTTTGATAATAGATTCCCAGTCCATGATAATACTGATGTAGTAGTATGAAAATAAGAAGAAAGCTTGGCTAATGAAGCAGGATCAAGTCGAAATAATAATCGAATATAATTACTTAATCGAACCATCATTTCACACTCTGGTGATTGAGAACTGAATCCTATAGTCGCTGATGCAAAATTGCTTGCTAAAATTTCATCAAAATTACAAGCTTCATATAAAGTCATATAATCATAAAATTTATCATAAATTTCTTCTCCATAAGATTGTATCAGTTCTAAAACGTTTTTTTTAGTTCCTAACATGGAATGTAATGTAATGTAAACTCCCAATACACCAAGTAAACATAGGATAGAACTTTTAATGACTCTTTTAGATATGACCTTATTACTTCCACCACCTTTTATTGTTGATTTTTTTTTATTTATTTTTTTGCTAAAGCTTTTATTCTTTTTTCTACCGCCATTTTGAACGATTAATTCTTCTTCAATATTTTCAACGAATTTATCAAGGTCATCATTTGTTTGAATATAATCTTTTTTACTAATAATTTTATCATCATAATCATCAACATTTTTTTCTTGAATTTTTCTTATTTCATTCATAAATAAATTATGAAATAATTGATCATCGTGTTCCATTTAGAACTTAATATATCATAACAAAAAAAATGAGATAGGTTTATAGGATATTAAAAAAAAAGTCATTATAGATATTGACCAAATAATAAAACGAAATAGATTAGTGATTAAACCAAAAAGAAAGGACGATTCCATAATGATTTGTTTAATTTTATATTCAATTTCATTTTGTATATTTTTTATTTTTAATATTAAAACATTCATTTTACTAATAATTTCTATCTTTAAGGATTCAACAACATTCATAGTAAATTTTCCTTTTTTGATAGATTGTAATATATCACTATGTTCAGTAAGAACTAATAAATATTGAATAAAATTCATTTTTTCATATGTAATTATGTCTTTTCTAAATACAATTATTGATTTTTCATCATCATTATTAATGTTTGATGTAATAAGAGATGATGATAAATATTCGACAAATGATAGTTCTAATAGACAATCGTGTATATTTAATATAATTTCTATTTCTTGATATGGTAAAAGTTTAATAATAAGATCATGCAATATATTTTTATTACGTTTTAAACAAAAATTATCTGCATAATAGATAATTTTTTTAAGTTCTGTTTGATTATAATAATTTTTAATTTGAATAAGAGAACAATGATTTCTCCAATAAATATAGAATAAAAATAATATAAATAAAATTATGTTTTTGTAACTATAATACATAATAAAATTGTGTTGTTATTTGTAGATTATAAAATAGGAAAGTGTTTATACCTGTTTATTCAGTATTCAGTTGTAACGATAAAATATTATTACATTAAGCTTATTAGACTTAAAATATAATTGTTTATAATTGTATAATCTTTAAATAAATCATCTTTTACAACTGATGGGATAATTTTATCGAATTTCTTTATTATCATTATTAGTTCAAAGTCTTGTAAATACATCAATTGTGATTTTTGGGATAATGTAAGTTTTTCTAAATTATTAATAGTATCAATAATTTTTTGAGTATGATTGATAAATATGTTTTTTCGTTTCCTAAATTGGATGTCTTCCAAAATTATTCTTTCATCGGATTCTACATGTATTTTTTTAGGATTTGCATGAATTTCAAAAAACTTTTTGACTTTTGAAGACAATTTGTTTTCTCTCTTTATCCTTTTATCATATGTATTTATTAGTGTTTTTAAAAAAGTTCTCATCGATGACAACATTTTATAATTTGTGATATAATTGATTTTTAACTTTTGCTTATTTAACAATCAATTTTTTGCTTGTTTTCTTTAAAGAATAATGAAAATATTTAAAAAATACAAAATATTGATCGTTAATTAATCAATAATCAAATATACACATAAATAATATTAGATGTTGTCATCAATGAGAAGTTTTTTAGAAACATTAATGAGTACACAACATCTTGATGAAAAAATATATTCAAAAATCACCAAGTATTTTAAATATTTAAACCCTAATAGGAGTAATGGTTTAAGTGAAACAACAATATTCCCAGAATATTAAACAGAAAAAAAATATAATTATGTTGTTATAAATTACTAGATTCTTCTGCAATAGAGTTTGCTAAAACTTTTCTCTCGTGTTCTTCACGAGAAAGAGGTTCTGAAACTTCACGATCATCAAAATTCATTGTATTAACACCGATTAGATTACCATCTGCGTCAATTGTTTGAGTTAGTTTATTTCCTGATAATCGAGCAAGTTCAATATTATGTTCAATTGCTTTACGTTTAGTATCTTTAACCCTTTTATCAAACTCATTTTTAGCAAGAATTTCATTTTTAATTTTTTCCTCATGTAATCTATTCAATTCAGGTTCAAGATAATCAACTCTACTTAGTTTATCAGATTTAGGATCCCAAGGAAGCCATAAACCACAAGGGGCAACAAAAATATCGTGATTTTGATCGTTTTGTCTTAATTTTTTGCAGTTATTTTCAGCTTCATCTTGTGTTGCAAATGTTCCACGGATTTTTAGTCCTCGAACACTGGTTTGAAATTGATTTGCTTTATTAAATACTAAATTCAATCTGTCTTCATCTTTATCAATAAAATTTTTATAATCATCTTCTATGGTTTGTGACGATTCTTTAATCTTTATTTCTTCTTCTTTAATGAAATCATTGTAATCAGTAATAACGTTTTCAACTACCAAATTGTATTTAAATGATATAAAATTGACAAAATCAGAAAATTTAGACATGGATTTAGACATATCCCACTGTTTAACAAATTGTTCAAACAAAAATAATTCACGTTGTTTTAATATAGTTTCTGGTGCAATAAATGAAACACAAACAAATTTTTGTCCAGCAATAGGTGGATCTTCATCACATAAGTCTATATATTGAGGATTTATTTTTCCATTTGGTAGATTCTTATATTGTACTTTTGATGACATTAGTTTAGGAATATATATATTACAACAAATAACAATTTCTTTAAGTCCTTTTTTTAACATTTTTTATATTGCTTTATAATATATATTAAGTTTATGAGTAATTTATTTGATTTTAATGAATTTGTCAAAAGGTCAATAAAATATTTAGTCGAAGGTATTATGGTTGCTATCGTTGCTTTTTCAATTCCAAAAAAGAACTTGAACATTGAAGAAGTAGTTATAATAGGTTTGACTGCTGCGGCAACATTCGCTATTTTGGATGTATTTAGTCCATCAATTGGTGCTGCTTCAAGAAATGGTGTAGGTATGAGCGTTGGATTTGGTCTAACAGGGGGATTACCGATTAAATAGTGTTGTTAAATACTAGGTATGTATAACCAATTCAATGAATTACATACTTTTTTCCATATTTGGTCTTGTTCTCTTTGTTTAATAACATCTTTGAGTAGTGAGATGAAGGGTAAGTATTGAGTTTGTTCGAGTAAAACACATAATTGATAAAGTGTATAGGTATAATTAAAAAAATTTGTTCTATTTGCAGGACAATGGATTGCCCATGGCTTTTGAATTTCAATAAATAAAACACATAAAGTTTCATGTAATTCTTCATTCATTATAGGTGGTTTTATACCAAAAAGAGAATTTATGTATTGTATGTGTTCAAAATATTTATTTAGTCCTAGTTTTCTGAGGATATCTCTCATTTTATCGTAATTTAATGTAGTTGTATCTTTGATTCTCTCTTTTATAATTCTGGAGCGTATAGCTTCGATAACTTCGTGTGGAATTTGTGTTGTTTCTTTGGCTTGAAATTGTGAAAGAATTTCCTTAAAATGATTCAATCTAATATAGGCAGTATAAGATACTTCGTTTGGGGGGTCTTTATTTGTTGGTTTAGAACTATCGACAATATAAGTGATAAACATTCCACATTTATTATTATTGCATATTAAAATACCTTCTTCATCTTGTGGAATTAATTCACCAAGATGACAACCTTGACAAATATCAGAATGATGTATAAAATCTTGAATATTTGTGATTTCATTATTAACATTCTTCCAATAATTTCTATAAATATTTTTTGAATCAGAATATTTTTTACTAGTTATATGAGGAAATTCTGGGTCTTCAGCTTTGATTTTGAAAAAATTGTTAAGGACGTTAACATTTACTTTTCCACCACCTTCGGAAATATTTTTCTTTTCTTCGAAATAATTGAATATGTATTTTGAGTTTTCTAATAAATACTTTTTTTTCATAATTTTTATTACATTTAATTCTCTTTTTAGTTTCAAGATTTTATCGTTTATTTCCATATATTCTTCTATTTTATGGTTAGTAAAAAGTCTTTTAGCATTTTTTTTTAAGGTGGAAATATTTGATTTTAATTGAGGGATAATTATAGTTTCATTTTTATTGAATAATTCCAACATTTCTGAATGTTTTTCGTCTATGGTATGAGAAACATATTCTTTATTATTTTTCATTTATATACTGATATTTGAATAAAAAATGCTTATATTGATTTTGTCGTATAATATATATTATTAGATAGGAATCTTATGTTATATTACATGGATTCTAGCAATATTTTAGTAACTCGTAAAGAATATCAAAAGATGATATTTATAATGAATGCTTTAGAGAGAGGATGGAAAATAAAAAAAAGTGGAAATGATAAATATGTATTTTTCAAGAAACACGAAGGAAAAAAAGAAATTTTCCTTGAATCGTATTTAGAAAAATTCGTTAATACAAATATAGGAAATGAAGGGATTTTGAAAAAGTATGTGATATGACTTTAATTTCTGGTTCATTATCTACAATGAATATACAAAATCCTCTTCAAAGTAAGATAAAAAATAATAATTTATGTTCTTCATCTTTCATATAATAATTTTGATATTTTTTACAACATTCGTTATCAAAATTCCCACAATTAATACACTTGCAATAAAATTATTTTTTTTGGAAAGTATTGTTTATTTACAAGTACATTAAATCAATCAATTTTTATGATTTTATGAATAAATTTTCATAACGACAAAAGACATCATCACATAAAATAATATCCTGAAATATAGAATATTTTCCAATATCAAATATTTTAACTGTACAGTTCTTTATGAAGAGATCTTCTTCTTCTTCAAAGAATTGAAAATTTTTCTGATATATTCTTCCATCAAACCATAAATAAGAATTCAATGATAACGAATAAATTTCTTTATCTTCTCTGATTCCATTTATCCCATTACCAACAAAATAATCTCTGAAAATAATATCCCTTGGTCTAAATTCATAAAAATTATTTTCTTCATTTAAATTCCAACGATCAAATAGATAATCGATGAGAAATTTAAAAGCTTCAGTTTTGTTATCCCGCCATTCTTTCCATTCTTTAAAAATAGGTGTTTTCATTTTTAAATAATTATGTGAAGTCCGCATCAGTATTGAAATGTTTTTTTATCAGTTTTTTTTAATTTGAAACGTACGTTCAAAAATTACAATTATAATAAAATATGCATTTTATCTCGATGAAAAGTGAATAAAAATTGAAAAATAAACTGATATCTTTAGGAAGTTATCTTATTCTGAAATTATTATCTTTTCTAAATGTATATTAAATAATGGCTGGTGGTCTTCTTCAATTAGTTGCTTATGGAGCTCAAGATGTATTTTTAACTGGTACCCCAGAGATTACGTTTTGGAAAATATCATATCGTCGTCATACAAATTTTGCTATGGAAAGTATTGAGCAAACATTTTCAGGACAAGCAGATTTTGGTCGTCGTGTAACATGCACAATCAGTAGAAACGGAGATCTTTGTTACCGTACTTACTTGCAAGTCACTCTTCCTGAAATTAACCAAAATATGAAACCCCAACCAAGTCTTACAAACGATGATCCAGGTGTATATGCTCGTTGGTTAGATTATATTGGAGAGCAACTAATTCTTCAAGTTGAAGTAGAAATTGGTGGCCAGAGAATTGATCGTCAATATGGTGATTGGATGCATATCTGGAATCAAGTAACTTTATCTGAAGAGCAGAGACGAGGATATTTTAAAATGATTGGTAATACTACTCAATTGACATATATCACTGATCCAAATTTTGCTCCTGTTAGTGGTCCTTGTTCTGCAGCTTCTGGTCCATCTCAAGTTTGTGCTCCAAGAAACGCTCTTCCCGAAACAACTCTTTATATTCCATTACTTTTCTGGTTTTCAAAGAACCCTGGACTTTCTCTACCTTTGATTGCTCTCCAATATCACGAAGTCAAGATTAATTTAGATATTCGTACTTTGGGAGAATGTCTATGGGCTGTTTCAACTCTCAGTGGAGGAAATGGTAATAAATCTGTACCTATGGCTTATCAACAGTCGTTGGTAGCAGCTTCTCTTTATGTTGATTATATTTTTCTTGATACTGATGAAAGACGTAAAGTGTCACAGAATCCTCACGAGTATCTTATTGAGCAAGTTCAATTCACTGGTGATGAAAGTGTAGGTTCTTCTTCCAACAAGATCAAGTTGAATTTCAATCATCCTTGTAAAGAGTTGATATGGGTTGTTCAACCTGATGCCAACGTTGATTATTGTGCATCATTGGATGCAGGGCAGACTCTTTATAAATGCCTTGGTGCCCAGCCTTTCAATTATACTGATGCTATTGATGCACTACCTAATGCTATTCATGCCTTTGGAGCACCTAGTGAAGTAGCTGGTGATTATGGATTTATTGACCAGCAAATATTCCAAATGCGAGGAGCTGTTTCAGATAACGTGGCAGCTGATGAAGCAGCTAAAACTGGGCCAAATGCCTACGCAGAACATATCGGGGAAAATTTACCTCCTTCCAGCGGTTCTTATGTGTCTGATGCAGGAACATTTGTCCTTGCTGAAACTGCTCTTGATATGCACTGTTGGGGTGAAAATCCAGTTGTTACTGCAAAGCTTCAACTCAATGGTCAAGATAGATTCTCTGAACGTGAGGGGTCGTATTTTGATGTAGTACAGCCTTGGCAACATCACACTCGCGCACCTGATACCGGTATCAACATTTATTCTTTTGCACTGAGACCTGAAGAGCATCAACCAAGTGGTTCGTGCAACTTCTCTCGAATTGACAATGCAGTATTGCAGTTAGTTTTATCTTCGGGAACAGTTGCCGGCACAGCGACGGCGAAAGTCAGGGTGTATGCGGTCAATTACAATGTCCTCAGAGTTATGAGCGGAATGGCTGGTGTTGCTTACAGTAATTAGTTCGTTATTGTCATTACATACACAGTATCCTACAAAAATATTGTAAAAATAAAAAAATGCTTTCGATATAAAGAATAAAAAAACATGAAATTATTGGTTTAGTGGTAAAATATTCGCTTGCCAAGCGAATGCCTCGGATTGAAATATCAATGAATCTAAAAAAATTACTTTTTTTGCTTTCCCAACTGGGAAAGCAAAATACTTGACATTGTAGTTGATGAAAAAAATGCTTTCCCAACTGGGAAAGCAAAATACTTGACATTGTAGTTGATGAAAAAAATAAGTTATGAGAAGGATGTAGGATTAAAAGTTACATATTTGTTTTCTCGTCCACAATGGATGAGCAAACAATTGTTATAATAGTAAATATTATTATTTAAATTACTGTTTTTATTATTTAAAAGTAAAAACAATATAAAGAAAGAGTACTATATAATACTATTATGGAATCCATTGATATTGTTAATCTGATAGAAATTAATCCTATTACAAAGTTATCAAGTACCTATAATAGTAAATTACTTACAAAAATCAAAGAAAATTTCACAGAAAAACAACAACAATTATTTGTTTCTTCATTCTATTGTTACTTAAATTTCAACCAAAAGAACGATTTTGTCATTGATTTGGATGAAATTTATCAATGGGTTGGATTTGCGCAAAAAGTTAAGGGGAAAGTTTTGTTGGAAAAATATTTTAAATTGGATATTGATTACATATGTTTGCTCGCCCATAGCGAGCAAAAAAAAGATGGCCGTGGTGGTTATAATAAAGAAAAGATAATGTTAAATATTAAAACCTTCAAATTATTCTGTATAAAAGCAGGAACACAAAAGGCAAATGAAATTCACGAGTACTTCATAAAATTGGAAGAAATTCTTTATGAAGTTGTACAAGAAGAGAGTGATGAATTAAAATTACAATTGGAACATAAAAATAACGAAATCATCCAAATTAAAGAAAACCACGATAAAGAGTTAATATCAGAAAAAGTATTAGAAAAACAAAAAATCCTTCTCAAACAGTTCGGTACTGCTGGTTGTATCATTTATATTATCAAAGTGAAAAGTTTCGATAATGGTGAATATGTGATAAAAATTGGAGAGAGTCGTCGCGGAGTTGCTAATCGATTTAATGAACATAAAACTAATTATGAAGAAATTTTGTTATTGGATTGTTTTACGGTAAATAGAAGTAAAGATTTTGAAAGTTTTTTACATCATCATGATACTATAAAACCAAACAAAGTCACGAATTTAATTGGACACGAAAATGAGAGAGAATTATTCTTGATTGGTAAAAACTTATCCTATGCTTCATTATTAAATATTATAACAAACAATATTAAACATTTTGATGACTACAATTTTGATAACGCATTTAAAAAAATGGAATTAGATCGTGATAATTTGCAATTAGAGTGTGATAGATTGCGATTAGAAAATGAAAGACCAATTAATAATATCTATAATAATGATAGCATAATCCAAACATTGATAGACAAAATAACAAATTTAGAAAAAGCAGTGCTAGATAAACAAATAGCACTACCACCAGTAAGAACTACCACAAATTTTAGTCAACCGCTTGTGACGATGGGATCAAGACTACAAAAAATCAATCCTGAAACATTACAATTAATAAGAGTATATGAAACGGTAATGGAATGTATGAATGAAGATAATAAAATGAAAAGACCAAGCTTGAATAAAGCGGTTATTGAAAACACAATATATTTTGGATTTAGATGGTTATTGGTAGATAGAGATTTAGATGCAAATATAATAACAAATATAGAAATTACCAAAATAACAAGAATACAAAATCTTGGATATATTGCAAAAACGAATAAAGAAAAAACTGAAATATTGAATGTTTATATAGACAGAAAAACAGCGGCTATTGAAAATGGATATTTTTCATCGTCGTCATTAGATACACCCGTCAAGAATATGACATTAACAAACGGAAATTATTATTTATTATATGATTCTTGTGAAGAGAATATAAAGAATGATTTTATCTTGAAAAATAATGATTGTGAGCCACTTTTATACAAGAATGGTGTTGGTCAATATGATTCAAGTAAAAATCTACTAAAAGAATTCGGTTGTAAATATGATTGTATTAGAAATTTAAAAATGAGCGATAAGACCTTAGCAAAAGCATTAGATAAAGATATAATGTATAATAATCAATATTTCAAAATTATTGGTAGTAAATTAAAATGTTTTGAGTAAATTTAGGAAAAAAATATGTCTGTATTTTATTGTTATATGTTTGCTCTACCAAATGAATCCAATTGTTAACGTCTTTAATAATATCAAATAATAAATATTTTAGATGAAAAAAAATATCATTATTTAATAGGAAATAAATGGATAATAAAAAGAGAAAATTACCCGAACATTATATAAAAGAGGTATGGATTTTCTTAGAAGAAATGAGACTAAAATCAGAACAATCGAATGAAAAGGGAATGAAATCAATAAATACATCTGAAAACTATTCAGGAGCTACTGATATATTAGTAAGTATGATGTATTTGACATTATTGGATGAATATAAAAATGAATGTGTATTATTTAGAGACAATTCAATGGGAAGATACGTTGGATTGAAAATAGATTTTTCGAGTCCATTTTGTGATGAAGATTATGAAGACGAATTAAAAATAATTGGAAATAATATCAAAAATTGTATTGACCGTAATATAAGAATATTTATAATTCCATTGACAATTTTTTATACAAACAATAATGAAATGAATGGACATGCTAATATGTTGATATATCGTGTGAATCAAGATAAAACACATCAAATAGATCATTTTGAACCTCATGGGAATAGGGTACAATTTTTCTTGGAAAATGAAAAAAATGATAGTTTTGAAAGAGAATTATCAAGAAAAATGGTAGAATTAAAATTAAAAATGGAAGATTTATGTAAAGTTTCAGTAAGTTATAGTAATCCTGGAGATATTTGTCCTGATATTAATGGAGTACAAGTTATTCACGAAGAAATAGAACAGACAATGGATTGGACAGGATTTTGTGCATTATGGTCAATTTTATTAGCTGAGTTAATAATATTGGCTCCAGACCATAATACAAAAGATATATATAAAAGTTTTGTTGAAAATGCATTGTATAATCCTAAATTATTGAATAATATAGTAAAAGGTTATTTAATAACACTTGATGAACGCTTGAGTAAATATGGAAAAAAATACAACAAATTAAGATATTTAAATAGTGTTGAAGATAAAGGTTTTGATTCAGACACTCAAATACATTATGATTACTTGTCAAATTTATGGAATAATAAATTAGCGAATAAAATGGTGAATCAAAGTAAAGCAAAGAAGCAAAAAACTAGACGTCGCAAAAATTATTGAATACTTTTATTGGATATTTTCTTTTAAATTTTATATTGTATTCATGGTGATTTATAATAATTGCATTTTCACTTTTTTCTAAATACTTTAGATAATCATTTTCGACATAATTGATGATGAAACCACAATTTTTTTTTATAATCGATGTATAATAATTGTTATTGAGTAATTTTTTTTCATCGACTAATTTTTCAATTGCTTTTATCATATAATCAGGTATCATATCTAATATGATATTATTTTTATAGACATTTACTTTTATAGGGGTATAGCCAATAATCATTAAACGAGCCATTTAGCCGTTATACATGACATGTAGATTTAAATTTGATTAAAGTAACGATAAGAAAAATTTATTCATTTTTAATTTGAATAAAATTGCATATTTATTGGTTAAATATCAATTATTTAGGAACGGTTAGAATATAAATTTTTTATGAAATATAATTATATAAATATGTCTCAAAGATTTGTAATGGTTATTGGATCAACTGGTCCAAGAGGATCTAATAGTGGATTTACAGGATTTACTGGTCAAACAGGATGTACAGGAGAAACTGGATGTACAGGAGAGACGGGATCAACAGGAATGACAGGACCAACAGGAATGACAGGACCAACAGGACCAACAGGAATGGTTGGAACAGGACCAACAGGAATGACAGGACCAACAGGACCAACAGGAATGACAGGACCAACAGGAATGACAGGAATGACAGGGGCAACAGGAATAACAGGGGCAACAGGAATGACAGGACCAACAGGACCAACAGGAATGACAGGACCAACAGGACCAACAGGAATGACAGGACCAACAGGAATGACAGGAATGACAGGGGCAACAGGAATGACTGGACCAACAGGAATGACAGGACCAACAGGAATGACTGGACCAACAGGAATGACAGGACCAACAGGAATGACAGGACCAACAGGAATGACTGGACCAACAGGAATGACTGGACCAACAGGAATGACAGGTTCAACTGGAATGACAGGTTCAACTGGACCAACAGGAATGACAGGACCAACAGGAATGACAGGGCCAACAGGAATGACAGGTTCAACTGGACCAACGGGAATGACAGGGCCAACAGGAATGACTGGACCAACAGGAATGACAGGATCAACTGGACCAACAGGAATGACAGGGCCAACAGGAGAGACGGGATCAACAGGAGCTACAGGATCAACAGGACCAACAGGAGCTACAGGACCAACAGGAATGACAGGAGCTACAGGAATGACAGGACCAACAGGACCAACAGGAATGACAGGACCGACAGGAGCTACAGGACCAACAGGAATGACAGGACCAACAGGACCAACAGGACCAACAGGAATGACTGGACCAACAGGAATGACTGGACCAACAGGAATGACAGGACCAACAGGAATGACAGGACCAACAGGAGCTACAGGACCAACTGGTATGACAGGGTCAACTGGTATGACAGGGTCAACGGGAATGACAGGATCAACGGGAATGACAGGACCAACTGGGCCAACTGGAATGACAGGGTCAACGGGAATGACAGGATCAACGGGAATGACAGGACCAACTGGGCCAACTGGAATGACAGGGCCAACTGGAATGACAGGGGCAACTGGGCCAACTGGAATGACAGGGGCAACTGGGCCAAGAGGGGTAAAGGGTGATAAAGGTTTATCAGGTACAAATGGTTCTGATGGTTCTGATGGTTCTGATGGTTCTGATGGTGAAGATGGTGATGATGGTGATGATGGTGATGATGGTGATGATGGTGCAAAAGGAGATACTGGTGATACAGGGTCGGCAGGAATGAGAGGACCAGATGGTGCTACTGGTGATACAGGATGGACAGGAATGACAGGGACAACGGGATCAACTGGACCAACTGGATCAACTGGATCAACTGGACCAACTGGATCAACTGGATCAACTGGGTCAACTGGACCAACTGGACCAACTGGATCAACTGGACCAACTGGGCCAACTGGGTCAACTGGACCAACTGGTATGACAGGGCCGACGGGAATGACAGGACCAACTGGTCCAACTGGTTCAACAGGACCAACTGGATCAACTGGTTCAACAGGATCAACTGGACCAACAGGTATGACAGGGCCAACTGGATCAACTGGATCAACTGGACCAACTGGGTCAACTGGACCAACTGGGTCAACTGGATCAACGGGAATGACAGGGCCAACTGGATCAACTGGATCAACTGGATCAACTGGACCAACTGGACCAACTGGGTCAACTGGGGCAACAGGACCAACTGGACCAACTGGGTCAACTGGATCAACTGGGGCAACAGGACCAACTGGATCAACTGGATCAACTGGATCAACTGGACCAACTGGACCAACTGGACCAACTGGGTCAACTGGACCAACTGGGTCAACTGGACCAACGGGTATGACAGGGCCGACGGGAGCAACAGGAGCAACAGGAGCAACAGGTCCAAGGGGTCAAGATAATCAAACTGATTTATTATCATCACAAAACGTATTTACTGAAAATCAAACAATTAAGGAATCACAACTTATTTTTGATAAAACTACTACAGGATTAAGATTTGAAGTTTATGAAAACTATCATGGAGATGTCGCTTTGTTTACTAATAACGCTACAAAATTAGGTATTAGTGGATATAGTGACAATTTTGACAATCTAAATACTTGTACTAATGAGCTAATAGAGAGAGATAACAATTTTAGTGTTGAATGGATTGGACAATTTTTTGCTTCAGAGACTGGTGTGTATAAATTTTCAACCACAAGCGACGACGGTTCATATCTATGGATTGGCGAATCAGTCGAAAATGGTATTACATTAGAAAATGCTTTGGTAAAAAATGGTGGCTTTCATCAAAGTGAGACTAAAGACGGTAGTATAAATTTAACTGAAAATACATTTTATCCTATAAGAATTTTATATGGTCAAGACTCTCTTGGTAAAATTATGAGAATGAAATTTGAATTTCCTATATTACCGTTAAGATTTAGTTACGGAGTGGGTAACTTATTTTCGAGCAATGTTGAAGAAGTTGATATATTATGTAAAGATAGATTAAAAATTAGATTTCAAAATAACGATACTTCAATTAATATAGATGAAAATGGTCTATCTTTAGCTAATCAAGCAGAAACATTATCATTAAATACTGACAAAAAAACAGAATTTCAAAAATTAATCGCTACTAAAGTTCCATACGCAATATTTAGAGCTAGTGATTATAAGCAGACTGCTAATATTGATGGAATTATAGAAGAAGCACAAGGAAAATTTACTGCAGATGTATCAGGAGGTTCATTTGAGAATGAACAAGGTAATGGTTCGGATGTTTCAATACCATATATTATTGGTGATAGAAGTAATAAAATTACTTTCAATATTGGTGTACCTATAAATTTTACAATGTGTTCTATAACACGATATACATCAGATAAACGTAAAAGAATATTGACAACTTTTGATAATGGTAACAGTAATTTCTTACACGGTCATTATAATAATAATAGAGGCGTTTCTTTTTATAATACATGGATGACCGAAAATACAGGAGGTCCCTTCAATAACGGTGATGGGACCACTTCTGATGAAGATATGACAAAGTGGTTAGTAATGTGTGGAAAAAATGATGGAGAAAGTGTATCAGGAATTCTTGCTGATGGTAAATCAGTAGGATACTCAAGGAATGGAGAAGGAGGACAAAATTCTTTATATATCAATGAGTTTGGGTCAGAAAATTCTGATTTTGCATTTAATCAAATAATTATATTTGATACAGTATTAGATGATGACGAGATGAAAATAGTATCTGATTATTTACAGAAATATTTAAGAGATGGAATAGATGAAACTACACATTTAAATGATATTAAACAAATTGAAGCAAATCGTAAAATAACATTTGGTTTCAAAGATAATAATAGTTTAATTCATATGAGTCAAAATGGAATTACTCTTGGAAATAAAACAATAACTGAAACATTAGTAGGATATTTATCAGGTGTAACAAGTGCTATTCAACAACAATTTAATTCTACAAATACATATATAGATAATGAAATTAGTGATGTTTTAGATGGTACAAAATCACACTCTCAATTGATAATGGGTAGTAAAACATTAACAGAAACATTATTAGGATATCTAACAAACGTATCAAGTGATGTTCAACAACAATTTTCTAATGTGTATACTGCAATATCTGATTTATTACTATCAGAAAACACATTTACACAAAAAAATACTTTTAAAAAACAAATTGAAATTCAAAATTCAATCATTTTTGATAGGTCAGGAACTAATTTAAATGGTAGAGAAGGTTTAAGTTTTCAATTATATGAAGGTTATCATCTTGGTGATGTTGATTATCCTTTGACCGCTATTAAAATTCCAGATAGTGGAAGTGAGAAAGGTAGTGGAAATAGTGAAGATTTTACAAGTTTAGATACTGCTATTGGTAATCTTCCTTCCCGTGGTAGTAACAATGTTAATTTTAGTATTGAATGGAAAGGTTACTTTCGTACTACTATATCAGGTACTTATAATTTTGAAACTACAAGCGATGACGGTTCATATTTATGGATTGATACCGATACTTCAATGAATGCAACTAATCACACAGTTAATAACAGTTTAGTAAATAATGGAACAAATGGAACAGTAGATAATAATGTTTTTTTAACAAAAGATACATATTATTTTATGAGAATTCTTTATGGTGAAAATTTTGGTGATGAAACATTTCAAATGCAAATAACTTTTACTAAAACTGGTTTTAGAAATTATGGTCAAGGTTTTTTATTTGATGAATTCACAAGATTAAAAAAAAGAGCTGATATAATTGTTAAAGATAAACTATTAATAGAATTTGAAAAAATACCGACCAAAGTTAATATAGATGAAAATGGTCTATCTTTAGCTAATCAAACAGAAACATTATCATTAAATACTGAAAAAAAATCAGAATTTCAAAAATTAATCGCTACTAAAGTTCCATACGCAATATTTAGAGCCAGTGATTATAATAAAACTGATGGAATTATAGAAGAAGCACAAGGAAAATTTACTGCAGATGTATCAGGAGGTTCATTTGAGAATGAACAAGGTGATGGTTCTGATGTTTCAATACCATATATTATTGGTGATAAAGATGCTAAAATTGTTTTCAATATTGGTGTACCTACAAATTTTACAATGTGTTCTATAACACGATATACATCTAATATAGCAGATAACCGTAACAGAATAATTACGTCCAATCTTACAAACGGTAATTTATTACATGGTCATTGGAATAATAATAGAGGTGTTTCACATTATAATAAATGGATGACTAATTATTTTGGTGAAGGAAATATATCTGCTTCTGATGATGATATGACAAAGTGGTTAGTAATGTGTGGAAAAAATAATACAATTGGTACAGTAGAAAATGGTGTACTTGTGGATGGTCTATCAAAAGGAACTGAAACGAATGGGGAAGGAGGACAAAATTCTTTAAATATCAATAATTTATCCAGTGCAGAATTATCTCATTTTGCATTTAATCAACTAATTGTATTTGATGAATTATTAAGTGATGACGAGATGAAAATAGTATCTGATTATTTACAGAAATATTTAAGAGATGGAAATGATGAAACAGATGTAGATACACAAATAAATGATATAAAACAAATTGAAGGAAATCGTAAAATAACATTTGGTTTCAAAAGTAATAATAATGTAGTCCATATGGATAAAAATGGAATAAAAACCAATCAGATTACTCTTGGAAATAAAACATTAACTGAAACATTAGTAGGATATTTAACTAATATACCTACTGCAATATCTACTGGAACAGTAAATGCAAATTCATTAACTCTTGGAACTAATGTATTAAGTAGTGATTTGTTATTTTTTTTAAATAAACTATTTTTAAATATGCAATATGTTGAAGATGGGACAAATGAAGTTACTTTTACAAAAAAAATGCTATTTGCAGGAATTCAGAAAGATCAAAGTGTTACAATTGATAATGGTAATA